TGCTGCAATCCAATCATTAGTTGAATCTTCTACACCTAATTGAATATTTGAAGTATTACCACTAGTATCATCACCAGTTGTTACTACTTCTGCAATAACTCTCATTCTTACAAGACCTGTTACCGTAAATAATTCATGAGTAGCTACTGTATTCCATGTAGCACTTGTTAAATCTGCTGTTACAGCGATATACTTAGCATTATTATAACTAAGTGCATTTTTTCTAATTTCATCAACTATTGATAAATTAGTAGATGGTTCACTACCACCTGTACCATTTCTAAGAGAATCCCATATATCCCTTAATACTTCTGCTATAGAAACATTGTTTGCTGGTGCTGCCGCCGCAGGAAAACTAGCTATACCATTAGTTCCATATAAAGCGTCAGTTACTGCTGATACGTCATCACCACCTAAAGCGTTACCAGAACCACCACTAAATTTATATCCAGCACCTAAATCAAACCCATTATTAACTTCCCATGTAGAACCTGTGATTGTATCAACAACTGTCTTTGATAAATCAGTAGTACCAGATACATAAAATTCACAATTTTTAACAACTATATTAGAACATGCAGCAGTAACAAACTCAACTACAGCAGTTAAAACTTTAGTCATAAAGATACAATTTTGAATTAATGCATTATCTACACCATTTAAACTAAATACGCAGTCGTTAGCATTGCCGCTAGTGTACCCATTTTTGAAATGATTCAATGCAACAAATCTATCACCAGTTACAGTAAAATCTGTGATAACCTCTTTATCAGTTACATCCCTTGATTCACAACCAATTAAAGCACAATCCGCACCTGAGATTGTTCCAAAAGTTACAACTGAATCAACAGCAGTTACAAATAATGCATTACGAATAACAACATTTGCTGCTGAGATTGTCAATGTACTTCCTGTGTGACCAAAACTAAACGTTGGTCTATCAGAACCTTGACCAAGACAAATTACCTCAATTCCTGCTACATCAAATGTTGCTTTTGCTCCTGTTGTTGTATAAGACTCACTGTGACCTTCTGCAACAATAATTCTATCACCTTGATTAGCAGTACATTTATTAATAGCTTGGTCAACTGTTGCTAATGCTTGTGACCATGATTTACCGCTATTACTTGACGAACCTGAGCCACTATCAACAAAATAACTATTACCTTGATTAGAGTAGATTGTTTGATCTCCTATATTTAAGGTTTGTTTTACATTAACCTTATCAAATGTTGCCACTCTACCATTATAAATAAAATCATTTAAACCCATCTATAATCACTCCTTATTTAAGGGAAACTCTGAGTATCAATTTGATACTCAGGCAACTCTAAGTATTAATTTAATACTTAGGATATTCTATTAAGAAATACATCCTTCTAATACATAACCCATATCTGAAGCAGTAACTTTACAATCAAAATTCATAAATGCTTCAATGATATCACTATGTACATTTTCGTCTCTCCATCTTCTTACACCACGCATTTGATTTTCTCTTTTCCATACAAAAGTATACATTGCACTTGGCTCTTCTAATGATGGTGATTTAGTAACATGACCTAACCAAACATCACCTGTCCAAATTCTAGAAAATGAAGCAGTTTGACCTTGATTAGCTGTGTTATATGAAGCTTTACCAATTAAGATTTCATCAATATCAAATATTGATTTTACATCTTCTACACTTGCAACTCTAAATGTATCATTAGGTTTCTTAGCTAAAATTTGTGGATGATGTTTCAATTTCTTCCAAACATCATTAGATATAATCATCTTGTTAACCTTAGCACCTGTATTATCTTCAACTGTATCTATTGCAGTCTCAATGTCTGAGATAGGGTCTGAGTTAACGTAATCATCCCATAGATTACTTGGTGTAGCTGAGTTATCCCAGTTACTTGTTGTCATACAAAGTGCTTCAACAATTCTTTCAAGTTTCAAAAGAACCTTATTAGTTACAAAATTAGTTTTAGCTGTTTCAATTCTTAACACTGAATCTGCATTATCTCTAGTTTCATCTTCAAGAACTGTAGAATCTGCGATTTCTTCGCACATGTAAGAATCTGTTGAAACTCTGAATCCATGTCTTGTTGAAGCTGTTCCTGGTGATCTATACTCAGCTGTATCTGTAAAATCATCAGCCTTATTAAAAATATAATACTTGTTACTTTGATTAATAACAGGTACTAATGGGGCAACATTATCAGCTACATAAAGCCCATTTTTATATTTAATTGATATATTTGATAAAACTTGATCTATATGTACACTATTAGTTGTAGGTCTCATTCACATTCACCTCTCTTTTATTTTTTTTTATTATCCTGCTATATAATTCACAATACCAGTCAACAATACTTTAATTTCATCATCTTGTGCTGTTGCTGCTTCAAGAGCAATAGCATTATATGTTGCTGTATCTGCTGTCACTGCTGTGCCTCTGCCGTTTGCTTGAGAACCTAATTTATCATTTCTTGATGTTGCTGCATGTACCGCTAAATTAGAGATTCCCATAAGCATAACATTAGCTTGTTCCCCACTCTCTGGGTCATTTTGAAGGATACCAATAGGTACTTCACCATTACCACAGATTGTGACTGTATTAGCACCAGATAATTTAACAAATCTATATTGTAATGCACTTAAGTCGCCACCTGCAGTAAATGTCTTGCAAAGAATAGCATTTTCTCCACTAGCCATTATACACCTCTCCTTTCATTATCAAACAATCTGAACAATTGAGGGTTATTTTTCTCAACTTCTAATATCGCTTGATTGTAGTCTACTTTATTCTCACTCATGTACTTAGTAACTTCATCATTAAATAAATCAGTATTAGATTTATCATCATTTGATTTAGATGAACCATTTTCTGATAAATTAACGACCGGTTCTAAAACTTTCATCATATCTTTAGTTGCTTCTGGATTAGCTTTAAAACTCTTTTCGTACACAGGTAACATTTTTTGAGTAAGTTTTCCTTCTGATAAAGCAACGGATGATACTTTATCCCATTCAGCACTCAATAATTTTGACTCGATATCTTTTATTTTTTCAGATAATTTAATATTATTTTCTTCTACTGTTGATTTATTCTCTGTTGTTTCAGACAATTGCTTTTTTAATTCCTCGTTATCTCCCATTAATGACTCATTACTTTCTTTTAATTCTTTGTTAGCATTAGTCATATCATTAAGAGACTTAGTCAATTCTGTTACTTTTTCACTTGTTAGCATTAGTTCATTAATTGTTTTTATCATTTCTTCATTACTAGTAGATTCAGATAATTTTAATACTTTTAACAACTCTTTATTCATAATAAATCCATCCTCCTTTTTAATAGTTTGTGTATATTCGCAAAAATCCGTAGTAATATTTTCACTAAGCATTACAGGATTCATGCGTTTTATAAAAGGTTTATTAGTTAAACCTCCACCAAACAAAACATCTTTATACACCTTGCCTGTTTCATTATCTGTATAATTAAATTTAAACTCAGGACTAAAATATTTATAAATTTTATCTTTTATTTTCTCTTCACCCAATTTAGTCCATTCGATTTCAGCTAATAATTTATTGCCTTTTTTAATTAGATTCTTAATCCATCCTGCTGCCTCACCTTTATGTTGTGATACTTCATGCTCTAAATCTATTGGTATATCTATACCTCTAACTTTATCATTGAAATTATATATTATATTTTCTAAGGTTTCATCAGTTATCTTTAATTCTCCATATGTTGGATGTTTCCATTCACCTGTTCTCATAATTTCTACTAATTTATTATCATTACTATTATCAGATAAAGATATTAAATAATTATAGTTCTCACAACCCTTTATCCAGTTTCCGTCTTTCTTCTTGAATACCTTTTTAACTGCTGTCCATGCTGTAACTGTTGCCTTTTCTTCATCATTATATTGCTCAAATGCACTATTAAAAGCACTTATAAAAATATCTTGAGCTTTACTAGGTAATTCTTTGATACTATTAGGTATATTATCTTTACTATAAGGCATTAAATATCACCTCTTTATTTCTTAGTTTCTTCTTTCTTAGTTTCTTCTTTCTTAGTTTCTTCTTTCTTAGTTTCTTCTTTCTTAGTTTCTTCTAAATTTAATAAACCCATTTCTAAACTATGGACTATATCAATAATAGTTTTAGCTTCACCTATTAAATTACCACTAACACCTAAAGTTAATCTATTATTGATTAAAGTTATTAAGTCGTTAATTTGTTCACTAGTCAAATATACTATCTTTCTATTCATTGTCATTATCTCCTTCATTAACTTGCTGCCATCATTTTGTAATTTTTTAACAATGTTAAAATGTTTGTAATCGCTGTGATACACTCTGGTAAGTCTGTTGGATTTGCTTGATATGCTTGTTGACTTGCTCCTGCAAATTCTACTTTCGTGATACTACTATTACCAATAACTACCTGATTAGATTCTGTTGTATAGGTATTGTATCCTATCGCGATACTATTTTCAGCATCTACCTTCTGACTTGCATTCGCCCCAGAATCACGCCCAACAAACACATTATAATTCCCTGTCGTTATCTTGTTTCCCGCACTTCTACCAAATGCAGAATTAGAACCACCCTCAGTTATTGCAAATAATGTACTCCGTCCAACTCCGACGTTACTAGTTCCGCTCGTACACTGTGAAAGAGAATAAGCACCAAAAGCGGAATTATATTGCCCTGTACTAGCTTTCAACGCCCTATAACCTAACGCTGTGCTTTCGTCTTGGTCTGTGTTAGACTCTAGTGCTTCGTAGCCTACTGCTGTGTTAAATTGCCCTGTCGTGTTAGAGTTTAGAGCTTGATATCCTACTGCTGTATTAGAATCCCCACTAGTATTACTAAATAAACTATCTTTACCTATAGCAGTAT